TGTTAAAAACTTCTGAGAATCAAATCCAATTCTAGAGTCATCTTCTCCTACCATAAACCTATCTTCTTTAGTGTATCTTACATCCGGAGTAATACCAAAAAAGGTTCTAAAGAATTGTTGTATAGAATATAGAGTACCTTTTGATCTATAAAGGTTATTAGAGAATTTAGCAGCCGCTCTTTTATTTGTAAATCCTTCGAAGTAGGATTGACCAAGAAGTAATTCATCTTCAATAAAGGATAACAGAGATAAATCATTAGCTGTAATATCTCTTGCAGTAATAACATCATGCACCAGTCTAGCTGGAGACTGGTCTGAGTCTTCAAATTGATTATACGCTTCAAGTAGTTTAATTAGTTTAGGATAATCTGCTTTAAAGTAGTCTGGAAGGACCTGCTCTACTACATGATGATCAGTAAACCTGTAATCTCTACGTAGGTTATCTTTTAGTGTATAATCTCTAGGCATTTTATACTGACTCTACTATAACTGCTGATGCAAATGATGGATCTTCATCAAATTGAAGAATGTCTTCTCTCTGAGGAGCAATAGCACTCTGATTGGCAGGAGTAGCACTTATCTTAACATAATTAACTCCTCCTATGATACTATTAGGTTTAAAGCCTACAAGAGATAAAATACCTGTCGCTGCATCAAAGGTACCTACATTATCTACAATAGTAGTTAAACCATCTAAAGTAACAATTTGAAGTTTATTACTGTTTAGTTTATTTCTTATTTTACCTGCTGTGTTATCAATGTTGAAAGGAGTACTATCTATAATATATTTTATATCATCTGCAGGTGCTATAGATGCCGGGTATCTTAAAGTAAAATCATTCTGAGCATCTAATCTAGGCACAATTCTTTGTTGCATCTTTACTTCCATACGAGAAGAAAGTACAGCTGGAGATACTTCATCAATAAGAGTAAGTATGTTTGAACGTCTATATGCTTGACCAAACTTACCTGTGTTAGTATTAAAGTAATCTCTTACTATAGTATTAACATTATCAGTAATACTGTTTAGAGATAAGGTAGTAAGTTTAGGGTTAAACTGGAAGAATGTGTTTGTTTCAATAAACGTAGTAATAGGATCTAAGTATCTTAATCTAAATGATACAACAGATAGCTGATCTACTAAATCTTGAATACTATTCTTAGTTGTGGTCTGTGTAGATAGAGGTACATCATCTTCAAATACAATAGACATATATACAGCACCAAACTCTGGTTTAAGAGCGTCTTCTCCTCCAAACGATTTAATATCTTTGATAAGAGTAGAGAAGTTTCTTAATACTAGAGATGAATAGTCATCTGCGGTAACCATTCTATTCTGTGTAGCATATTGGAATGGAGCATTTGTTCTAATAGACTGATTAGTTTCTTTTATATCTCCACCAAGGGAGTTAGTAACCGTCTGAGATGTTATAGTATATCCGTTCCCACCTACATTAACTTGAGATATAGGAGTAAACAGAGCACCATCATTAGCAGCTGGACCTTGTACAGAGAGATAATCAACTTCTATTTTATATCCAGCCTTTGGAGTCACACCAAATGTAATACCATCACCAAATGATAGTTCAAAGAACTCGTTAGGAGACTCTTTTAAGATATAAAGAGCTGTAGCAGCGTTAATTAATGTAGCCTGTTTTAAGTTTTGATATGTTGTAAAAGCAACAGATGTAGGAGACTCATATACTCTAACAATAGTTGTATCAACATCTAAGTTCTTATCTGGAATAATATACAAAGCGTCTTGAGATACAGCATCAGCAATAAACGTTTTTGTTCTCTGAGTACCTTCGAAGATCTCTATGTTAGTAGATCCAGCATTTGTTTTAAATGAATATATACCAGAACCGTCATCAGTGGCTGTTACAGTTTCCCTTGTTTGGAATGTATAAGTAATATCATCAATAGAGCTTTCAAATACAACCTCTGGTGCTAAAGACACCGTTGTAGGTCTTTCAGCTAAAGAAGATAAGTTAATAGAGAAAGTAACAACAGCTCTAGATGCTGTTCTTGATTTTGGAATATAACCTATACCTTCGGCTAACGACACGAGAGAGCTTCTCAGCTGCGCAGTCCCAAGGAATGACTCGTTCAAAGCGAAGTTAGCGATAAGGCCATTATAGTGAGTGTTATAAGCTAATACATCTAGTATATTAGATAGTCCAGACGCTTCGAAGTTATAGTCAGCAAACTCATCTTGTTGAGCTAAGAATGTCTTCAAGTTATTTTTAATCGACGTAAAGTCTAGGTTAGTTGACTTAATTGTAGTTGCCATTATCTTAGCCTCGATAGGTTCGTAGTGAATGTTACTGTTTCTTGTGTACTAATAATTTTAAAGTATACTGATACTCTCATATCATTTTGATCTGGAAGAACATTAACAGTTATGGTAAGTATTTCAGCTCTAGGCTCATACTTGTTTATAGCGTTTCTAATATTCTCTTCTACTTCATCTTCTGTATCTTCATCAGCTAATTCAAATAACATAGCTCTAAGATTACCACCAAAGAAAGGTTGAAAAGGTTTCTCATAAAAGTCTGTAAGAAGAAGATTCTTTATTGATTGCTTAACAGCAGCTGCATCTTTTTTCTTATAGATATCACCTGACGGTCTTTTTGCAAAGGTTAAATCAATATCCAAATAGTCTACGGCACGCGAGGATATCAGCGTACTCTTCTGAAGATTACCATCTTCTGTAGATAAAACTCTTCTTATAGCCATTTGTCTTCCAATAATTTCTGTTATTTATAAGTTAAATTAGTATGTTTGATATTGATATGTAAGACTCTTTGCTTAATGATACTCCATCAGATGCAAATGAGTATTGAGAGTCATTAAGATCTACGATTCTAATATTAGTCAACACACCTAGTTCATTAATTATAGCTTGCCTTATTGCTGCTTGTCTTGTAGTAGTAGTCTTATCTGTTATTCTAAAGAGTAAGAAGGTTATAACATGACTTAGTTTATAAGAAGCATCAACAATCTTTTTAACTCTAGCACCAATCTGCGCAGGAGTGTCGTTTGAGTTAATAGCATCATTGATACCAGCTGATATAACTACAACTTCACCTGATTTAATTTTCTTAATGTTACTAATAATAGTTTCATCTCTCGACGTCCTACTGTCAAGCGCATATGATTGCCAAGGATTACCACCAAATGTTTTAAGTAGTTTTGAATGAACATCTCCTAGAGTAAAGTATCCAGCAACTTCGTCTGGAGTGTTAGCAGGAAAGTCTACTGTAGATTTAGGTATTTCAGTTATCTCTACTAACTGTCCTACAGCTTGTACATTATTATTAAATCTAGTTTCACTTGCACCTTTAAACCTCACATTATAGTTAGAAGGTATAGCAGGCATTTCAATAATAATCTGAACGTTTAATTCACCTTCATAGTAAGTATCATAGTCTAAAATAAGTCTATCATATATCTTATGATATACCTGTAAGTATCTTGCAAGTTCAAAGGTCTTTTCATTGTCAGTTTTATTATTACGTCTTAATTCATATACAACTGATCTACCTGTTGTAGCTAAGAAGTTAGTATTAGTGTCTGCCTCTGTCATTTGCTCTTCAGGGTCTGCTTTGTATAGCCCTTCTATTACAACAAGCTTATGATTAGAGAATCGTTTTGTGTTCTCTCCAATAGCTTTGAGTATTTGAGCTTGAGGTAATAAGTTACGAGCTATCTGTATTCTATCAGACACTTCAGGTATGTGATCTAGAGTAGTACCTTTAAGAAAGTTACCTACTGTAATACCATCATTAAGAGGAGTACCAGAATGTACCTTTGTTAATCCTTCTGGAAGAAATCTAAGATCTGGTAAATAATTATTAGCCATTATACAATAATCCTCTTAGATGTTAAGTTAGGTGATGGATTACCTAATACAGTCTGTCCTTGCACAATAATAGAGCTAGTATCTTCTACTGTTTCTACATTAGGAGGAGAGCTGTTTGCAAACTCCGGAGAAAGTTTTTCTTGAGAGACCATAAGAGTAGTAAACTCAGTATTATCTCTGTGAGCTGGGTCTCTCATCTTACGTCTGATCTCTGCAATGGTTAACTCCCTGTTAGTCACTCCGGCAGTTTTTTTAGATAAGTCAATATTGTTCTTTTGTACATCTCCCGGGTCTACTTTAACAATTTTAACTCCTTTCGCACTCTTTGTTCTATAATCAGTTAAAAGAGTAGATGTGGGTTTAGCGGTTGCTGTTGTATTATTAGCTAAATCATCTGCTGAGTTGTTTGTATATGAATACGCAGATCCAGATGTGTTGCCTCCAGGATCAGTATCAGGGTAATTCTGGGCAGCTGTAATATTAGATCTCAGAGCAGTACCATTTAGATCACCATGGAATGTAGTGTAGTGAGCAGAAGTCCCTTCCACCCTAGTAATAGCGCCTTTAGGGGTATCTACTGAAACGTCAGCGTATACTGTACCGCCAGCTCTTAGATTCATTGTATACATTTGCATATTCTCACCACCTATTGTACCTGTATCACCAAATACAGATAAGTTATCAGCAGCTATGTTAGCTTCAGGCGAAGTAAGTATAACCTCCTCTTCTGATGTCATAGTTAGTACTCCAGAGACCGCTTCTGTATGAGGACCCTCTACAATATATCTGCTCTCACCTTTAACAATAGTAGATAATCCTTCTAAGTATTGATGAGCACCACCTTTATTAACTAAATTAGTCTGATTACCATCTACTGTCTTAATATCATCTCCAGATATGGTTCTAACGTATGGACCTTTTTTAACTACCTCTGTCTTCTTAGCA